GTCATGAAGATTATTGCCCATGAAGTTTGTACTCCACTTGTTGCTTTTAATGGAACGTTAATTCGTTTTATGGGTACTAATCCTTCTGGACAAAATATGACAGTTTACCTTAACAGTATTGTCAATTCTTTACTTCATCGTTTAGCTTTTAATAACGTATACCCTACGCAAGAACTTGCTATTATAGGTACTGAACTTAAGCTGGGTCGCGATGCACATTTTCGCGATTTATGTAAAATTTCAACTTATGGCGATGATGCTAAGGGATCTGTTCGCAAAGGTTATGATCGTTTTAATCACATTACCATGGCCCATTTCTTGGCTGCCAATGATATTGTTTTTACTATGCCTGATAAAACTTCCGCTCCGGTGGAATTTATGTCTCGCTTTGATGCCGATTTTCTAAAGCGCAAAGATAGATTTGATCCTGAATTAGGTGTAATTGTAGGTGCTCTAGATGAAATGAGTATCTTCAAATCTTTACATTCTATTTTGAGGTCGAAAGCTGTTACACCTTTAGATGTCTGTGCTTCCAATATCCAAGGAGCAATGTTAGAGTGGTTCCATCATGGTCCTGAAATTTATGAAAAACGCCGCCAGCAAATGAAACAAGTTGCCGCGAGTGTAGATCTTATTTTGCCAGGATTAGAAATCACTCATGCTGAACGTGTTACTGCTTGGAAAGATCGATATGTACCTCAATCCGGTCTATTGCCTCAGCCTGTGAAGAAAGTTCATCAAAAAATTGAAACTACCTTATCTGTTAAGTGCACTTCTCCAAAGCCTACTAATGCTTTGTTAGAGAGTTGTCCTACTAATGGTTTGAGGAAAATTGTTACAAATTTGTTGTCGCTTCCTGTTAAAGAACTGCGCAAACCGTCGTCTTCGCCTAATCCTATCCATAATAGAGCTAGAAAGTTTATTCTGGAGTATAGACAAGAGATTGGTGCTGATGCTTTTAATAGACTTCAACAGTCATTTTATGCAGGTCCAGGTTTTGCGGAAGAATTGTTGGTTAATGAAGCCAAGGCAAATTTAGGAAAACCCACATTTGAAGAGTATGCT